GGTTCGAAGAACTTCGTGGCCGGTGTCGAGCGACCGATGCTCTTGTTCCAGAAACTCTTGAACGCCATGACACCAGCACAGAACGCGATCAGGAACGAACGCTGGACCTTGAAGTCCATATCGCTCCGCTTCCACGTCGCGTTCAGGAAATCGACGGCGACCTTGCCCTTGTCTTTCTCGTCGTACGAGTTCGTTTCGGGAACGACCCGCCACGACAGCGAGCTCGATGTGAGGCGCGCGATGCGCGAATGAAGGATCGGTTCGATATAGTTGAGTGTGCAACGCGGCTCGCCCGTCGGGTTCGGGATGTCTTTGTAGTTCTTGTCGGTGCGGGTCCAATCGATCCACTGCCGACCGCCGTAGTAAAGCAGGTTATGCACGGCCTGCCGATAGCGAGCGAGCGCATCAGGTTCGCCGAGCGCATGAAGTTTGGCTACATAGTCAGCTTTTACCTTCTGGTCAGCACTAGGCGGCGGGTAGTCCTTCCCTCTGCTTTTTGCAAGTGCGGCAGTCAATGCTACATTCGGATCAAGTTGTGGGGTGGCCGGAGTGTTACTGGCTAATTCCAACGGGCCGTTAAGGCGCTATCTCCCACTGTGCATGGTCATAGGATCCCCACCCAACCACCACGATTCATGTAGACGGATGTGCCCGCCCCGCCGTCCTGCCGGAAATAGAAGTCTCCGGTAGCTCCTGTACCTGCCGCCGGTGCACCGACGCCGGATGTCATGCCGACTGCACCGTAATAGAACATTCCGCCCTGCTTGGCACTACCATCAGACATACTGTTTCCATAATATCGCATCGCCGTATTCGTGCGGCCCGCGGTGTAGGCGGTCGGATAGACGACGCCGATGAACTTGTTATTCAGCATATCGCACGGCACCTGTGCCGTGCAAAGAGCGCCGTCAAACTGGACCGCCCGTGTGTCGGTCAACGTAGTGCCCGAGAACTTGAAGCGATTGTTGTTAACATTCACGTCGTCAATGTCGGCTAGGTTGGGCGAATACACCGAGTGACCAACCGCTACCACGACTCGTGCGCCTGCATCGTTCACCAGTGCACGCCGGAAGCGATTGCCCTCTATATCAACCCCCTTTCCATTTAAGACGACCAGCTCAGTCCCGGCCTGATCGCTGTAAAAGAAATTGGACTGTATGACAATATCTTGAGCCCAATAGCCCGCAGGTACGGCCTGTTCACCGACCAGAATATAGGCATTAACATTCTTTCTGCCGATGAAGAAATTGCCGACGACCAGAACATTCGTGCAATTTGTCGTGGTGGTCTGATCGGGACTTATCTCCAACGCACCGTCGTATCCATCCTTAACGATATTCCCGATAACCTCGACACCATTCGAGCGAGACACAACCATCGCACACCGATAACTGGCATCGAAGACACCCTGTCGATGATTGGTGATCGTATTGAATCCGATCAAATTGCCGGAAGACCCCCCGGCCGGTGTGCCGGCATGGTAGATCGAGTGGCGTTCGCACTTATCAAGGCGGTTATCGACAACCTGAATACCTGTTGCTTTCGCGATGTGGATCCCGTAGCCACTTCCCGGAACACCGCCCTTGATGTCGTGGACGTAGCAACCCCTTACACTGCCGCCAGTGATTGAACCAGCAGAGTCGCAATTAAAGGAGAGCCCCAAGATCGTGTTATCCACTTCGATGTTCAGATAGTTGATATTCGTGAGCGTCTGGCCCGAGGGACATGCGATGCCGTTCTGACGAGAAGTCGAGGTCGCGATCGAACTAGTGATCCGAAGATTTTTGATCGTCACTCGGTCGCACGTTCCCATTGGCTTAATCCCGTAGTGATCCAGCCCATCGATCGCCCCGTTGCCGGTCATTACAAGGATGGTCGAGTCTGGCCCATCGCCGTAGATCGTGAGGTTCGACCGATTCTGTAACACGAAATCCGCCGAGAGGATATATCGGCCAGTCGGTAGGTAGAGGGCACCGCCTCCCGAGGGAACTGCGGCCAGTGCTAAAACCAGCGCCGAGTCCTCGACGGCCACGCCGAGGCCAGTCGCATTGTACGGCGCAGCCCGTGCATTTATTACCGATTGTGGGGCATAGTTCGCCGACAATTCGGCCATTGCAGCCGACAACGTCGCGCTCTCGGGCAAGGTCGGCGGGAAACCAAAACTCTTCCGCGCCTCCTCGAGCGAGCGCGAGTAGGCAATCGACTCGACGTATCGTGAACTAAGGGTTCCGTAGTCCGAGTACTTCGGCACTATCCGCCCATCCTAGTGCCTTTCACGATCATGGACAATTTGAGTAAGTCGATCGACGAATCGGTGCAGCGACGGCGCCGGCTGTGCCATTGGTGTCCGGCACGCATCGCAACGGTGGTCGGTGTGGTCGCGAAGTACAACGGAGTGTGGGGTATGCTGGCAAGCCATACCCGTTGTCACGCCTGTTGCTTTCTCCGTTCGACACCACTCCGACGGTTGGGACGCTGACCGAACGGGCGTGTCTCGAGGAGTTCGTCACGACGTTCGTCGACCCGTCGCTCGTCACCATCCCACGGATGGACGGGTGGAAAAGATGGCTGTGGTGCAGGCGAGATCGGTACACCGAATGGTGCGGCCGGTGCTACCCGGCGATCGGGACTACCGCTGCGCTTCTCGGGACCACTGAATGCGACCGAGGAAAGGCGCCGCTGTGCGAACCGACGGTCGGCACCCGTCCATTTCGCGGCCGGAGCGATCACGAGTCCGAAATTGCCCTGTCGGCCTTCGCTCGTCGCGACGATACCGACCGAACCCGCGCCAACGGCCGTGACTTCACCCGAGGGTGAGACGGTCGCGGCCGACGTGTTGTCCGAAGACCACGCGATACCGCGACCTACGAGCGGATGCCCGTCTTTGTCGAACGTCGAGGCCGAGGCTATGGCCTTCTCGCCGATCGCGAGAGTGGTCGGAGCAAGCACGACCGAGACACTGGCTACGGGGAGGGGCTTCTGGGCCGGAGTGTCTTCCCATTTGACCGAGAAGAGTTTGGCATCACCCGAGACGGCCGGCTGATCGTCGATCTGAAAGGAAAATTTGCCCATCTTAGTGCGCTCTCCGTGTAGGGTGGTGGTTGTTCAAGATTCGAGTTGGCGGCGAAGTATTTCCGAAGGCGGTACGCCGTCTTCGATCAGTCCGCGAAATTGATGGCGCAACACGTCCTGCGTCTCGGCCGACTCCCAGTCGCCGATGTACAGTTCGAGCTCGCGCGGGAGTTCGATGGGAGGTGCCACGGGTTCGGTGCGGGCCGGGATGACGGCGCCAGGCTCGCGCGATACGGCAAACAGACGTTCGTTGGCCTGTTGAAGCTCGACGCGGAGCCAATCGATCGAAGCTTCCGCCGCCGAGTGCCCCGCGTGAGTCCCCGCCCAATATGAGGCAGGTATTGCGATTGCGATTATGACCGAACTGACGACGAAAACGACGTCAGGATTCAACTTACTCGTGTTTCCACATACATAAGACGATTCATGGGCAGAAAGGTCACATCTTTTTTGGGTTAATCCGCCGTACGGGCCATCAGGGCGGGATTGCCGTCAAACTCCACTTCCAAAAGGGCCAAAAATTCCACGTCTGTTTTGGTGTGTTTTCGTAAATTACAGGGGCCACAGGCGCACACTAAATTCTCCGCTCCGTCGCTTCCGCCCCGATACAACGGCACCCGGTGGTCTACGTGGTACTGCCCGATGTCGACATGGCAGTAATAACATTTGCCCGTCTGTCTCTCATATTGAACCAGGACGTCAGCAAGAGTATGAGTACCACCGTTGGCAAGTTTTCGTGCTCGCCGACGCCGGCCGGCGTCGTACGACAGGATCCTTCGCGGCCGATTCGACGCAGGCGGACAACCCCGACTGACGCGTATTAGCGGTCGAGCGCGCAGGTCCACAATGGTTGTAGCTAGCACGGCTTCACCACGTCCTTGTTGCCACCACCGGCCAACCGCGAGAGCAACTTGTCATAAAGTTCAGCCTCGTGTTTCGAGCTGTCGTCGAGTCGTTTTCGGGCCGCTTTGATGGGATCGGAGACGGGGGTATCCGGCTCGGCCATCCTCACGATCTCTCCATATCTGAGGCAATCCACCGCGTCGTCCCGGCGCTTCACGGGAGTATCGGGGGCCGCATCGACCTTCTGACGGTACTGACGGAGTTCCCACATCAGCCGCGACTCTTCCAGTTCGATACCGAGTTCCTTCCATGTCGACGAGAGGTTACGGAGAAAGAAGATATGTGGCGCACCCATCTTGCCGGTAACGGGATGCTTGTGCCCCGAGTCAATCCATGCGTGGCGGCGAATCAGTTTGATCGAGGCCGAGACAGAACCCGCATCTTTCGGGACGGCCCGAGCGAAATATCCGACTTCGGCAAGATTCAAGATCGACTGGGCGCCCGCTCCGCCAGGATCGGCCCATATCTCGACGTCGTCCTGAGATAACTTGAACCGCTTGAGCATGAACCCGTAGAATTTTGCGTGCTCGGAATCGGGCAAATTTTCTCGGTAGTGTTCGGCGCAGACGAACCGATTGCCGTCGCCATCGAAAGCGATCAGAAGTGCGGCGTGCCTTTTGTTAGGGTCTGCGGTTAGCAACCACGAGTAACTGCGATCGTCGGGCAACTTGTCGATGAGGTAAGTATTGTCCGGTACATTCTCGGCAAGGTCGGCAAATGCCGGGAAAATCAAACCTTCCGTAAATCCGAACGTCCCGTAAAGACGCGCGTTGCGTTCGGCATCGCTCAGACTCGGATCGTTCAAGATGCGCGCGACACCACCGCCGGCCACGGCGGCCGGATTCGAGGACATCCCGGCGGTGATGAGAGTTAGTTCGTTGCCACGGCGCCACACGTTGTCGGCGATCTTGTACTCGTCCTTCATTATCGGAGCGACGAGCTCGTCGTACGTGTACGTGAAACCGAGCAGGGGAGTGAAGAGTAGAACGATCACCCCGTTCGTCGTCGAGAATCGGGTCTGGATCGACGAGTAGATGCGCCGGGCTTCGATTTCCTCGTCGCACACCGCGAGGTCGACCACTGATGATTCGAAGCTGAGGAAGTGCTGGTCCTGGCTTTTCAGGAGAACCTTACCACCGCCGTACTTGTCCTTCCACGTAAAGATGTGCTCGGGCGCCTGGCGCACCGTGTAGTCCATCCCCGCGAAGACTTCGTGTTGCAGCCGCGGCACCCAAAGACTTCTGACCTTCTCGAAATTCTTGGGTACGACCCAAATCTCGAGCGGGCGTTTCTTGTTACGGATCCTGGCGTATATGGGGCCTTCCCGGCGCACGAACCGCGAGATGATGCCGAGCCCCGCTGTCGACTTGCCGCTTTGATTGCCGGCAATAAAGGCAATAACGTCGGTCGCCGCCCGTAGCGCAGCTTCTTGCGGCAGGCTCCACGGGAACGAGGCCGCCATACCAGCGGCCGAAAGTTGCTGTTGTAGTGTCTCGAGGTCGCCGGAAAGGTCGGCCAGTGCCAAACTACATCACGAGCTTGACGTTCCCACTACCCATCTGTAGCGGTTCCTTCACCGCAGACTGCTCGGGCTCGTCGGCATCCCAGTCGATCTCGTTCCACCGTTTGATGTTGGCTTGGATGTCGAACGTCGCGAAGGCCTGGGTTACGATAAAATCGGCGTCGGCGTAATCGCTCCGGTCGAGCGGCGTACCGCAATCGGTACAACTTCCTGTCTTAACCTGCGCGTCGGTTCGCATCGATAGGATTGCTGTCACTATCGCTACCGCGAACTTCGCTAACTGCTCGTCATTGATAGTCATACTATACAGACGATTCGTGGGTAGAAAGGTCACACGTTTCCTTTAGGGCACAACCGTAACGGCACTTGTATATTACAATCATTACTGTATTACCTGATTGTTGTTCTGTTCTTAGATGTGGAGCAGCCTTTACGTTCGCGAAAAGCGAAAAAGAAAAAGCGCTCTTCGGAACTACCTCTCCAACCATTAGAACCGACCCGCATTCCTATACTCGAGTACGAGCTTTCTCGGATTGTAAAAGGCATCGTAGGCACGTAGAGCCGGCAGCGGAGCAGGTTTCCCCAACTTCCTCCGTGGCTGCGCCGGTTTGCCATAACGCCGTTCCATCCGACCACCGCTCCCCTGATCGTTTTGAGAGAAAACGGTGGATGG